AATTTGTTCATGCGTAAAACTGGTGTAACAGGGTTAGGGAAACAAAAAGTAGTCAGGGTACCTAGGAGTGTGAAAAAACAATATTTCTCCCGAGAGATGTCCCACTTCAAAGGCTTGACAGACAGCCAGAAATCGGTAAATAAAGGCATAGGCAACGTACCTTTTGAGACGCTTACCAACTTGATAAGGAACTTCACTAACTATTTAAGTTCTGAAAACAGCCAATTTGAACAGAAGTATGAAATACTACACAACCATGTTGCAACAGATATACCAATACTACAAAAATTGAAAATACTGATGCTGCAGGATATGAATAGTAAATATGAGAGTCTCAAAAAGTTGAACATGTTCTCTATTTGTGTCTGGGTTTCAAAGATATGCTCTTCGTTGCATTATTACTCAATGAGCAATTCAAACTCTGATTATGTAATGTATGATGATTTCCGCACTAGCAATGTACTCCTCCTAGTAAAAGGTGGAAGAAAAATGGTCACACATGGCCACTCCAGGCTGTTCCGGCTGATATACCCTATAAATGAAAGCACCCTGGCACTCTTCAATCCTATTAAGGCACCCTCCAGCTTTAAAACTTTAAACAGATCTGGTTTGACTTACATGGTCACACCTTGGGCTCAGATGCACCAATCCATAGTAGTTGAAGGTATGAACTTTTGCCACAGGATTATGGGTGGCATCTTAGTTGATAGTTTGTCAACGCAGATAGGGTTTGAAAGTTATATAAAAATTAGGTCTTACCATATGTTATTGGCTTTGCACAACAAAAGATCGACTGAACAAAAGTTGCATAATTTGAGATACCTTATGATGAATGCTTTTGGTGAGATGGGTGCTATCCAACTCATGATACCCACATTCATTGGTTATAACACTGACCCTGTAACTTCTTACATAAACACTGCTATATTGAAAAACTTGCCTGGACACTTGACAGATGCAAAGCAAATTGTAGGTGAAATGGATTATTCCTTAGTAAAGATAAATTTCAGATACCTTTTAGACCCAGAACTTTCAATTCAAAGCATGAGAGATATACCTTTGATCTTGTACAACACCCTTTTTATGACCAAAGCACCTGTTGACACAGATTTGGAACAAGTCTCCAATGCTGAGTCAGTCCTCAAGCAGCATCGGACTTACCTTTCTGAATGTGGTGAGACAACATGGGAAGGGATTTTGAAGAAAACTGATGTGAAAAATGTAAACAACATGGAGCATTACAAGAATGAACTGTTTGACGGTAATTTTAAATTTGATTCTCAATATGTAAACCTGCTGGGTGAGATAATGGCGCAACATTTCCAAAAGAACGTAGGTGTGTTGCCACTCAAAAACTCCCTAAACAGAATTTTAAACAACTCATTCATGACTCACTCCAACTCTGCAGGTTTAAGGATAGGTGAACCCGGAGGAGAGGAATTTTTTGACAACAATGGCCATTATGCCTACAACAAGGAGTACATGTTGAAACATCAAGAGAAAATAAGAGGTGTATTAAAAAATGATGAACAAATCAGTAGTGATAAATTTTACTCTTTGAATGTCACTGCACTACAAAAAGCCTTGGAGTATAGTGAGGAGCCACTATATTTCCACTGCGTGCATAAAATACAAAGGGGTGGTGCTAGAGAGATTTATGTTATGAATGATAAGACCAAATACAGACAGTCTATATTGGAAGATTACTTCGGTTATTTGTGTAGCTGTGTCCCTAACGAAATAATAAGCATATCTTCCAATGTCAGGTATGATTTAATACATACAAAAGTCCATGAGAGGTTGCCAAAGAATTCAGAGAATTATTTCCTTACTTTGGACTGTACAAAATGGGCTCCTTACAGCAACATAGTCAAGTATGTTTATTTTGTAGCTGGTATGGCCAGTGTGTTACCAAATATTTTCTTGCATTTATTTTTTAAAATTTTTCGACAAGATGATAGGTAAAAAATGGATTGTGAGGAGGAAAATAGTTGAGATCATGGAAAACAATGTTAGACTGGCACCCTATGTTTCTTTATTGAAAAAAAGTTATTCTGGGAGCATAAACGTGGATAAATCTGATTACAAAACTGAAGAAGAA